CTCGATGGTGTTCGGTGGCACGAGGCCGAACACGAAGCCGTGGGCCCACTCTTTCTCGACGACCTGAGCCGACGGCTGTAGGCCGGTCTCGACGGTGACGTGGTAACAACCGGCCACAGCAATGAGCACGAGAGCGCAAAGCGGGAGCATGCGACGCATGGATAGAACTCCTGGATTGTGATGGAATTGGAAAGGCGGGACCCCAAACGGGGCGCACATCAATCTGTGAGCGGTGTCACAGATCTCGCAAGAGGCTAGCATACCTGCCAGGTATGCTACGCGCGATTCACGCGCAGCCCATTCGGCAGGCGCTCGACGATCCCCTTCCCCACGAGCCAGTCCGTAAGCGCTTCATCCGTGCCGAGCACGTACTCCTCGCCGCACGCTTCGCACGTCGCGCGGAATGCCACCTGGAAGGCGCTCGGACGGCCGATCGCAGTCTTGGCCTCCCACCACACCGCCATGCGGCGCTTGGGCATGTAGTAGCGCCGATCAGGGATGCCGGGCGTCTGCATCGTCGCGCGAGACTGTGAGAGGCGCACGATCTTGAAATCCCGGTCGTCGCCGAAGACGCTCGCCATCAGCTCGTCTCCGGCGCGCTCGACCTGCTTCTCAGTCCGTGTATCCGCCCGGCGCGGCGCCATACTCGAGCACGTGGCATTTCCGTTTGAGCTGCTCGTTCTCTGCAGCGAGCGTGGCGTTCTCCTCGGCCAGCGCCTTGTAGCTCTCGATCGCGGCGTGGATCATGTCGGCGCGGCTGTTCATGCTGTTACGCCCACGCCGGCCCTGACTCGAGCTGGCGTTCCAGGCCTGCGCCATCTTCTCTGAGTACTTCGCGAAGGCCATCATCTTCGCGAGCGGGAATTTCGGCGTGATGATATCAGTCGTCATGTTCCGTCCTCTGCCACGACCACCCGTAGGGCGGCGTGCGCTGCACTTCGTACGTGCCGATGACGGCGCCCTTATCGCCGTGCACGAACACGGTGCACTGGTCGCCGGACATCGAGACCTTCCACCGGCCGTCCCATTCGCGTGGCGCCTCGATCGATCCGTCCCATGGACCGCCGATGAATTCCTGCGTCGGCATGGGTCACCTCCCGTACTGCTTGATGCCGTGTTTGATCGGGTCGTGCTCCATCACCATCCGGTAGCCGATCTCCTCCATCTTGGGGACCGGTTCGTTCAGCTCTGGATCCATCACGAAAATCGGTTCGCCCTTGTCGTCCAGCACCGGCCGCATCACCGGCACGACGCGCTCTCGAGCGCCGCACGTGAAGCACGTGGACATGTGGACATCCGGTGGACTTTCGGTTACAGCTCTAACCGTGAGAAGCCTTTGTCACTTCAATCCTGAGCACCGGCATTCCCGTCACTGGGGTACTGGCCTGCCCTACGCCGCGTGTCCGTCGTTCACCGCTCCTTCCGCAAACGGGTGTCGTTTCCGTTATGGCGCCCTTGGAGGTTGGTGCCTGCCGACGTGCAGGTCCTGCGACAATGAGGCCGCTGTGACGGACCGGGTCGCAGCCGTGGGCGTTGCCCGGATTTGATTGTTGTTTGCCTCACTGCTCGTCCCGTTTTTGTGGCGTGACGCGACTTCATGCCGCCGGAAACGGTGTCAGAAACCGGATCAATCGTTGATCAGGGCGAGCACCCGTTTTGGTTGCACGTCCATTTTCTCACTCAAGTTTTGGTAGAGCCGTTCCCAGTCGGCCGGCGCCATCTCGCGTTTGAGATCGAGCAGCGAGGCGGCGATCATGGAGAGCGTTTTGAGATCGGCAGCATCACCGGACTCGATGGCCACACGCACGCGATCGAACCACATGAAGTCGGGCGCTGTGAAGTCAGACGGCATGTTTCGCCTCACGTGCGCGACGATCGCGCATCGGCGTACGGCCGCCTTCGCGAATCAATTCGTACGTTCGATTTCTCGAGAGCCGCATTTCAGCGGCGATCTGAATGACCGGTGTGCCGGCGTCGTACAGCTCGACGGCGTACTCGATGCGCGCGAGCTGACGCACCGGATCGGGTCGCGGCGCGCCAACGCGCGTGGCAAACCCGTGCCGGTGGAATGATTCCAAAACCGCTTGTTTGCTGATGTCGCCGAACGCCGCGCCAACTTCTTCAGCGCTCGCGCCGTCGGCATATGCTTCCCACATCGCTTCCAATTCGAGCTGACGTTCAGGCGTCGGCGGCACGTACTTTCGGCGGCGCCGACGCCCATCCCGGAGATAGCGTTCGTCGTCAGAAATGCCCCCGTGAGGCGGGTGAAAAACCGGGGGGATTTCCGGGGGACAACGAGGCGAAACTAGGTCATTCTCGGGGGTCTGGGGGGCCTCTAAGTCGTTGCAAGGGCTATTCTTCGCGACTGTTAATCGGGATGTTACTGGTTCGAATCCAGTCGCCCCAGCTCCTTGTAGGACAACGACTTGCGAGGCCATGGTCACTCAGCCAACGAGAAGGGTGGGGGGACTGATGGGGGGACTTTCCGGGGGACGTTTGAAAAGCTCGGGGACCTGCGTCTCGCAGTACGCGCGCAACCGCTTCGCGTCCTCCACAAGAAACGCCTCGACTTCATGGAACTCGTAGAGATCGGTCACGTCGCTCGCGCCGTGCCCCATGTACAGCTTACGGCGCGTGCGCGGGATGCCAGACAGCTCCATCCAGCGCGAGTAGGTGCGGCGGAGATCGTACGGCGTGATGACGCCACGATGGCGCTCGCGGAATGACTTCTCGAACCAGTCGCGCGAGCACGGCGGCACCACTGGCGCACGTAGCAATGGAATGTCCCGCACGCGCCCGTCGCGCTTCGTGCCCCGGATGTGAATCCGGTCGCGCCGCGTCTCCCACTGGCCCCAGTATTCTTTCTGGTGCATCCCACTGGTCACCATGGTCCAGGAAATGGCATCGATGAAATCCGTGTCCGGCACCGGGAACAGCTCGGCGAATTCCTTGGGCTCGAGCGGCTTCCGACGCTCCGGCGCCCGCGTCACCTTGCGCATTTCCACGGCCGAGCACGCGAGCCACAATGGATGGCTCTTCTTGAGCGTCGAGCGGACGAACGCGAGCGAGCCCGCCCGGTAGTAGTTGAACTGGCGCGCATGCGCCATCGCGTAGGGCGACTCGCGCAGTTTCTCGAGCACGTCGGCAATATCCGCCACCCGCGCCTTCGGCCGGAATTCGGCGAACTTCCGCATCATCGACAACAGATTGGCCGTGTGGTTCGCGGAGTATTCGCTGCGCGTATTCTCGATCCACGCCGCGAGCGCCGTTTCGAGCATCGGCATCGTATCGCCGATCGGTAACTGCTCCAGCGCCTTGCGCTGGTAGGCGTCGTACACTTCCAAGAAGCCCACGTGTTTGTCGCGGATCGCGCGGACGACGTCGAGCCGCCCGTCCTCGATCAGCGTGTACAACATCAGCTTGATGCGTTTGATGACTTTCGGGTTCGCGGTGATGCGGCGGTTGATCCGCCCGACACCGGGAAACACCAGATCGATCCGGGTCTCGCTACTCATTGGGCGCGTTTCCTACGTGGAAAGGTGTGGCGATGCGGTTGCGCATCGGGGTGGGAGCGCTCGATGAGTACATCGAGCACTTCACCCCAAACATAGCGCGCGCGCGCTCCCACGTAGAAGCACGGCAAATCCAGCCCCGTAATCTTGTCCACGTCGGTCCCGAGGGCCGCCGCCAATTGCGTGCGATCGACGACCGCTTCTCGCGGGAACGTGATCGGCGTTCGGACTTCATTCTCGCTGCTGTCCATCGTCGGCTCAGAATTTTTCAGAATGGCAAATCGTCTACTTCGTCAACGAGCGGTGGCGGAAATCCATCATCCGGTACCGTGGCGGGCGCGTCGGGTGTCTCGGAGAGCCCGAGCGCTGCGAGCTGGTCCGCCCAAACCACGCCGGTACATCCATGGCTCTTCCATCGCGTGCACCGGAACGCCGGGGAGTTCGGCCGTCGGTTGAGTCTGTTGTCCCACATTCGTGACTTGCATGTCGGACATGGGACCGGCGCGTACGTGAATTCAGACTTCTGTGATGGGGCCGGTGGCGGCGGCGAGGACGCGGCGGTGCGGCGCACAGGCGGCGGTGCTGCGGAGCCGGGTGGTGGTCCACCCGCATCGACTCGGGGTGATGGGGCGGCTGACCCGCCGCGCTCCGGTTCAGCTGGGGTCGTCGTCGCCTTCCCCTTTCGCGCCTGCGTCCGCCAGTAATACTCACCAGGATCGATCTTCGGCCGCGCGCCGCGCTGCGGGCCATCCACCGGCACGTAGTTTTTATCGAACCGGTATAGGTCGTTGGCGACTCCGAAATGACGGGCCGCTCGTTTGAGCGCATCGCTCTCGGCAGCCTTCTCGTCTTTCCCGCTGCCGAAGGCTTCGCGGATGACGCCGGCTACCGTCAGGGTCGCCTTCATGACGACCTTCTCGAGCTTGCCGCTCGTGTCTCGCCGCTCGAGTGGCGGACCAAACACGACGGTCCACGCGCCCATGAACTCACGGTCCAGCACGTCGCGCACGTGTTCCACGTTCACGAACACAACGTAGAACGCGACGTATTCGCCGCGAACCTCGAAGGGCGCAGCGGCCGCGCGCCAGTGTTGTTCTTCTCGTGGTGTCGCTGCCGCCAATCGAGCAAATCGCTCGCGCAGCTCGACGGTCGGGTCCGGCATTAAAGTGGTCGCCATCGCTAACCCACTCTGCACCATTCGTCCCTTTACACCGCGCGCGCAGCCGCGTCACTGCAGCGGGCGAGGGCTCACAGTAATACGTTGCCGGTAGATCGCAATACTTTTTTAGAGGGTTACCGATCTAACCGTGTCACGTGGCACCTTGTCACCAGGATTACATCCGCTCCCTACCATCGCAATGGTCCTTGCCGTACATTTGAGGATCACCTTTCCAGTAGGATTCCATGATTGATCTTTTTCTCAACGTTCTGCTCGCCGTCGGTCTTCTCGGGGTTGCAGCCCTCGTTGTCGGTGCACTCATCGGCGCAGTCTACGGCTTCATTCTCGAACCATCCTTGGCGGCGATCCGACGGCTATTCGCCAGGCGATTGTAGAGCACGGCTCACCGGACTCCCGAGCGATATCCCTAACAGGTTCGCGAGATCCTGTAGCTGAACACCACCGGCTGCCTCATCAAGCGCACGCAGCGGACCCGCCGCGCGGCCGGTCGTGGTGACCAGGCGACGAAGTGCGAGCACGCCAGCGAGTTTCGGATTCAGGAATTCCGGATGCGTGAGCGCGAGAATCCCCGCTCCGCCTTCGAGTCCGTGCGGGATGAGCGATCGGCCGAGCTGTCCCGCCATCTCGTCGAGATATCCAGCGCGAGCCGCGCGAGCCTCTTCCGGTGCCATCTTCTTGATCGCTTCGAGCGCCGCCCGGCGCTCCGCACGACTGGCGCGACTGACGCCGCCACGTGCCACCTGCTCGGCGACATCCCCGCCCACGTTTTCTGCTGCCGCCGCCGCGCCCTGAGCCTCCCGCCCGAACACGCGCTTCGCCGTACTCGCGAGTCGTTGCCCACCTGAACGCACGCCGCCGCTGACGCCTTCGAGTGTCTTCCCCAGAATCGCATTGGTCACGGCGTGCCCCACCGCATCGGACACGCGTCCCTGCGCGTCCGTCCAGTCCCGCTCGGAGCCACCCAACCCTTCCAATGCACCGGAGAGCAATCCCTGCGTGACGACGCTACCCGGCAGGGCCGCCGCTTGGACACCTTGTCCAACTAACCCCGCCGCCCCACGCGCCAGCGCCGGAGCATCGCGCTTCGCCGCCTGAATGTCTGCCAGCGCCTCACGGAAGTTCTGCGGCCCGCCCGTCCGTTGATTGAGAATCGGGATGCGCGAGCCCACCATGCGGACCCCGGCCTGCAACGATTCACCCGCCGAGCCGATCGGAAAGAGCGATCCGAAGGTGCCGCTGATCTTCTCGCCAAGCGTGGGCGCGCGACGCGCATGACGCTGAATGAATGCCGCAATCTCCTCCTCGGGGACCTTCGCCTCGATGAGACGACGGACACCGGCTCGCAACTGCTCCTCATCGTCGTGCTGCTGGGTGTTCGGCGCAGTCATGACTTTGGACGATGCTTGTTGATCATTCGCGTGATCTCATCATCGATCGCGCTACCGCCACCACCGGCTGGCGGCGTCGTTGGGGTCGTGGGTGTCGTCGGCGCCTGCGGTGCGAACCGCCCCGGATACTGCGTGCGGATCGCTTGCTCCTTGGCCTGGATGTATTGGCGGATCGCCTTGAACCGACTCGTCGTGTATCCCGGGCTGCGGAGCATCGCCTGGGGACTCGTCGCATCGCCGACCAGCCCTTTCAAGAAGACGATATCGGATGGCTGCAACACGCCGAGCCCGCCGAGCTTTGCGATCGATTCGATCAACACCGTTTTCTGTGCTTCCATCGTTCCGATGAGCGCATCGTGCTCTGGCGTTGCGATGCCAGGCGTCAGCGCCCGCGCGCGCTGGGCGAGCGGCATTTTCAGAAACTGATTCGTCGTGCTTTCCAAATTGTCGATCATGCCGTACGCGGGCTTCACATCGAGCATCGCTTCCTGCGTCCCGGCCGTCGGCTTCATCGCGAGGGCCAGCCCCTGCGCGAGCGACCGGCCCAAGCGCGCATCCCGATTGGCCTCGCGGATGGCGTTCTGGTCTTCCGTGAATTTCTGCTGCCGCCGCGTTTTGATTCCCGCATTGACATCGCCGTAGTCCACACCCGCCATTGGCTCGGCCACGCCCTGATACTCTGGCTCGTTGGCGTAGAGACTCTTGCCCGCGAGGAAATTTCCCTTCTGCGACTGGTTGAACTCCCGCGTCTTCCGCTCCGAATCGATGAAATCCTTGAGCATCGTGTCGTACGGCATGTTCTCGTCGTACCCAGCCTTTGCGATCTCGGGATCTTTCCCGGCGAGAAATTCGTACGCGCGGCGGCGCGAGTTGAGCTGCGACTGCCGGAGCTGCGCCTGGGAGTTCCGCTCCTGGATGAGCGACTCGTTCATCAACTGCTGCTGCTGATCCAAGCGCGCCTGCCGCATCTGCTGGATCATCGCCATGGCATCGTCGCGCTCCTGCTTGCGGCGCTGCTGCACACCCTGCAACGCACCGGTCAGCCCTTGCGAGGCGGCGGTGATGCCGGGCGCGAACGAGGCCAACGCGTCAAAGAAGCCCATATCAGTACGTGGTCGGATTGGACGGATCGAACACTGGCCGCGTATTCGTTGGGAACGGCGACACCGTTGGGAAGGTGAACGTCCCCGTCCCCGTGCCAGCCGTTCCCTGCGGAAGTACCGTGTCGGTCGGTCGCTGCTGATTCGCCAGAATTTGCCGGAGCAACGTATCCGTCTGGCCGCCGTCGCTCATGACACTCTGCAACAACCCAGACAACGCCGATCCCGCCGCGCTCGATTGATCGCCGAAGATCTTCGAGAGTGTCAGTTCCGTCTCGGCCGGGTTCCCCTGGTTGCCCGCCCCGAGCTGTTGGAGTGCGCGGCTGAACGCGCCGCTCGTCAACCGCTCCTGCAAGTCAGCCGACGTGACGCCCTGATTGAATGCCTGATTCTGCATCCCGGACAACTGATTCTGCGAGCGTAAGAGATCTTCAAACTGCGTCTGCGCATCGTTCACGCTGCCGAGGAGTGCGTTCTGAAACAGATTTTCCCGCTGCGTGTCGAGCTGCAAGTTGCGCTGATTGGCGAGATCCCCGTAGCTCGTGCGCAACATCCCCGAGCCGAGTCGCCCCGCGCCGGCTGCCGATCGCGTGGCATCGCGCAGCGCCGCCTGATACTGCGGGCTCGTGGAGTTCGCGAACGTATCGAACTGCTGCTGCGCCAGCCCAAAGCGATCGAGCATCGCCCCCGGCGTGATCTGCACGTTCCGGAGATCCTTCGTGGGATCGATCGGCGTCATGCCCGGCGCGAGTCCGCTGCCGGTCACGGCGCTCGGTGTGCCCGGGTTCCCGGCGCCAGCCCCTGGCGTGGTGGTCGTCCCACCAGGGAGGAGCGGAACAGTGGAGGGAATGAGAGAAGCCATATTACCTCAACAGATCCAGCGCTTGCTGAAAGGCGAGCGGCTGCGGTGTGGACTGTGGCTGTGGCGCGCTATACCAGTTCGGCGCGAGCTGCATGTTGTTCTGCGCCATGAGTGGCATGGCTGGCGCTGCCGTCGTCGCACCACTCATCACATCGAGCGGCGGCGCTTGAGGTGCGAACGCCAACGGGTCCATGATCCCCGGCGTGGCCGCCGTGTTCTGCGCCGGTTGCTGGACTGGCGAGACCTGCGACCGCCCCTGTTGCTGTTGCTGCACGATCGGGAGCTGGGGCTGCGTCGGCGAAGCGCTCGCCGTCGTCGGCGCGATCGTCGGATACGCGACTGTCGCCGAGTTCGCGCCGGGCTGGCGGGTCGTTACCGGAGCAAAGGGATCGAGCGCCATGAGGGGCATGAGAGATCTCCTATGACGTGAAGGTGCCCATGCCCACGGTCCCCGGCTTGCCGAGCGGGAGTGACGCCCCGTACGGCCCCGCGTTGGCCAACAATGCCGAGACATCCATGATCTTCGGGTTGAGCATCCCCGCGCGGCCTGCGGTGCGCAGGCCCTCGTTCGCTGCGTAGTTCCCGCGCACGGTGTCGAGTGCTTGGGTCGCGAGATCGCTCGACTTTTTCCCGAGCGTCTGCGCGTTCATGAGATCCGCGACACTCAACCCCAGCGCACCGAGCTTGGCGATCGTCTCGAGCCCACCGCCGCCGCCACCCGGGCCGCCGCCGAGGAAGCTCCCGAGTCCCGTGACACCACCGACCCTCCCCGCGAGATCGCCGAGCAATCCGAAGTTGCCTTTCGCGTCTGTGCCGGTGCCGGACCAGATCCCACTGATGCCGCCGCCTTTCGAGATTGCTGACGGGAGGCCTTTGAGGAACTGGCCAGCGGTGCCAGCGGCGAGGCCTGTGAGCCCGCCCTTCGCCGCTTCGCCGAGATTCCCGCCCGGCGCGATGAGTCGCCCGAGCGCGCCCGTTGCAATTGCGCCAGGAATCCCGAGCGGGGTGAGACCGACAATCCCTTGGGTGATCGGATTGGACGCAACCTTCCCGAGGAAATGGCCGATGCCTTTGATCCCTTTCCCGATGCTCCCGAAAATACTCATGGGTTACTCGCGAGCTTGAGCCATTGCTGGCCGTCGGATTGAATCGTGATCGAGTCGTAGATGGCGGTGAGATCCGGATTCACCACGCCATCGATCGTGCCGATGATGTGAACAGGATTGGCTCCTGCCACCTTTTTAATGATCAATTCCAAACCCTTCTGCCGAGACGGATCTTGGAGCGAGACCGTGACCGCAGCGGCCGTGGTGTCGGCGAGGATCGTGCGATCGGTCGCGACCGGCGTGTACAGCGACGTGATGGTCGTGATCGTGTAGACCGGGATCGCGCGTTGAATGTTTCCTAATTCCGTCTGCCACCAGCCGCGATCGAACGCGTACGGTACGTCACGTTTGGAGTAGGGCGGGCGCGCGAGGATCGGCGGCATCAGGCATCCTCCGGCCGTGCTTGCGATGGCACGGCGACAATGCTGATGCGATTGATCATCCACTGCGTGGTGATGTTCACAGGCTTGACACGCACCTGGGTGCCGCGTCCAGCGATGCTGCACCCCACGACGAGCCGATAGGTGTCGTCCGCCGAGAGGCCCGGGACCGGAATGCCGACGAGCGTTTGTGGGATCGCCGTCGTCTGCATCGCCACTTCGATGGGATCGGGGCTGCCGGTGATGACGGTACAGCGATCGACGTTCCACATCACATCGGCCTCGTACCCGAGCCGCGTGGTTTGCACCATGATGTCGGGGAGGAAGCCATCGTCTTGCCACAACGCATCGGTGGATTGGGTGACGAGCCGGTTGCCGCCTTCGGTGGTGATGTTGCGCGGCGGGCTCGCCTCCGTCGTGATGAAGCTCTTAATGGCACTCGAAATCGGATCGAGCGCCCAGACCCACCCCCCTGGGGCCGGCGCAATGTCCTTCGAGCCGAGGATGATGAGCTTCGAGCCGCCGAGCCCATCGAGGAGCGTGCCCATGGCCTCGATGGCCACGCCATCCGGTCCTTTGATATTCCAGCGACCGATATAGCGCCCCGAGCGCGTATCAAACACGAACGCTTGCGTCGGCGGGGCAGCCGTCTGCGCGCGCTGCGTGTACGGCGCGACGAGATAGAGATTTTGCGCCGGATCAAACGCGCTCGTCGTGACTTGCGCCGTGATCGCCGTGAACTGCGTCGGCGCTTGCTCGACCTGATGGCGCATGTTGAGCCAGATCGCCTCCGGCGTTCCGCCCAACGGCAACCGCCACGGCCGGCCCAGCGCGTCCGAGAAGTAGATGTGATTGCCGAACGTCTGGATGCCCGCCCACGCAACGGTGCCGACATTGAAGCTGATGGCATCGTGCGTCGAGGTCGTCTGGAGATCGGGACCGACCGCGCCCGCAATGGCGCCGATCGATTGCGCGCGGAAGTAGTAGAGCGCGACGTTGGTGCCCACGATCGCGGTGAGCGGAGACTGGCCTGTCTGCTCGAGGGTCCAGTTATTATCAAAGTCTGTTTGCTGCCAGCCGATGTCGGGTTGGCCGGGTTCACTCCATGAGATATCCGAGTGCCGATCGGTGCTGCCGACTTCATGGAGGATGGCGAAGAGCGCGCCGCCGTAGGCCGTGATATCGTGCGCGCTCCACACTACGCCAGTCCCGGCGCCACTGTCGTAGTTGATCTTGGTCCCGGTGATTGGCGTGCCAGCAAGGTTGGTCGCGATCCACGGCTGATTGATCCCATCGGAAACGATGAGCACATCGCCGAGCGAGACCATCTTGACGCGCGAGACGGGATCGATCGTGATCCCAGCCGGGGTCACATCATCGAAATGCGTGACCCCGGGATTGCTGCTCCGGTAGAGCCGTCCGCCACCGACGATGAAGGGGTAGATCGTGCCATCGACGGCGATATGCGTGTACACGCACTGGCCGGTGCCGGTGTAGACCGGCGCGCCCTCGTTCGCGAGCCGGAACCCCCCGCGCCCGAACGCGGCCGAGCCGCCATCGGGATCGGGGATGTAGATGTTGCTCGCGTCTACGAGATAATCCGTCGAGTCATCGAAGGGCTCGATCGTATCACGCACACCACGCCACGGCCCGGCAGCAATGGTCTGCCGAAGCGCGCGACGGCGGGCGGCGAGAGCGGCCACTTAGGGAGACATAGCGTCAGCCGGGGCAAGAGCCTGTCCATTCTCCACCGACAGCGGCGCCGTGAGAATGATTTCGCGTTCTTTGATCTGGATATTCCAACCCTGCATCGACTCGTCCGTCACGCCCTCCACCAGCGCGGAGAGCACTTCATCGCGCTGCGCACTGGCGGCGGCAGCGGCGGCCACGAGCCGTTGGAGACGGGTATTCTGCGCAACGGTGAGTGGCACGCGGATCGCGTCTTGCATGCGGTTCGTCATGACTAATTGCCGGTATCGATGCCCGCGAGCGAGTTCCAACTCGCCGCCATCTGTGCCGTGAGCGCCGTATCGGTCACGGAGGTCACGACGCCCACGTCCTCGATGGTGATCGTGCCAATGACATTGGTTGATTGTGCGAGATAGGGCGCTGCACGGGCCGCCATCCCCGTGGGATTTTCAATCACTTGCTGGGCGTAGGCCACACGGCGGGCGTGCGTCTCCCCGACCCCCGTCTCGGCCAGCACGATGGTGGCTTGGGTGAGGAGTTGAATCATGACACGACCGATGAACGCCCGATCCTGGCCCAAGAGATAGGCCAATGCCGAATTGCTGATTGCCATGACAGAAGTCCTCGACGGTTATGAAATCTTGGCTTCGAGCGCGCGGACGCGCCGTTGGAGTTCCTGCGTGACGGCGATATGCGCATGGAACAAATCGGATGTGTAGACGCCCAGCAGTGGTGCGCCATCAGTCGGAATCGTGCCGATAAGCTCCGGGGCAATCGCCTGCACCTGCTGCGCGACGAGTCCCACGTTCGGGTCGTTGCGCCGTTGATTCCAGTATTTGAATTCACGAACTTCTAATGCGGCGAGCCGGTCCCACCAGACGACGGGATCGACGACGGCCCCCACATCCTTCAAGCTCGCGTCCGAGAAGTTCACATTGTTCGCCTGGAAATTCGCAATCCCACCGTTGCTATAGATGACAGCCTTTGTCCCCGCGTTGTCCTGACACAGCAGGAAATGGCTCGTGGCGTTGTTCGGGCTGGCACCAGAGAACTGGATGAACGCACCGAGCGGGTTCACGCCCGTCGTTGCGTTGACCGTCTGGAATGCATACTCCCCAGTCACCCCATGGATGTTTTGTATCGCGCCACCCACCCGGAGCCGCGCCGTCCCGCCAGGGTCGGCCCCAACAATGACATTCGTCGTGCTGACGACCAACCCACTTGTCGAGCTGTTGCCGGGGTACAGTCGGATGCTTCCGAACGCGGCGATTGCCGCGTCATCAATCGAGCCAGCCCCCGTCCAACTGAAGACCGATCCCAAGAAAGGCGCAGCATTGTTGGACGTATTAGTGACTGAAATGGGACCACTCGTACGCACACTGCCGCCGACGCGGAGGAGCGCCGCGCCGCCCGGATCGGTCCCAATAACCAGGGTATTCGCAAACGTGAATGCGCCTGTGAATGTCCCTGGCCCAACATCCGCCGCGACGATCGTGCCCCACGCGGGCGCATTCGCCGCTGACCCGGTGCCAGTACTCGTGAGGAACTGCTTGACCGCCGTCGTGTTGCCGGGCAGCCGATTGAGCGCGCCCGAGGGCAGCCCGTGCAGCAGATCGCCGGGGCCATACGTGGTGAACCCCGTGCCGCCGAACGCTGGACCAATCGTCGAGCCGTTCCACGTCCCCGCTGTCACGGTACCGAGTTGCGTGGTCCCGCCGACGATCAGGTTCCCGCCGACGGTCACGTTCCCAGGCGGGTTGCTCAACGCCTGGGAAAAGGAGATGCGTTTGGTCGTCCCGCGCGGCGATGCCGACAGATCACTGACATCGACCATGACCAGCAGATCACCCACATCGCCGCCCGCACCGACAAAGGCAGGAAGATTGGCAATGGAGATCGTCGCCATAAGGATTCTCTAAACGAGATAGAGCACACGCCCAACGCCACCCGGTCCCGACCCAACGGGACCGGTAAAGACACGCCCTTGCGACCCAAGCGCATTGGCCCATAAGAGCAGCGCCGTGGCATTCGCGCCGCCCAGACCTTCATCAATGGTCACCTTTTCAACCGTGAGATAGTTCGCGAAGGACGCGATAAAGTTGCCCCCCGTGCCACCGGCACTGACATGTATCCCGAACGACAGGGCAGCCGTGTTATTGATATTGAGTGAAACCGTATTTGCGTTCTCTTGTAGGGCCATGGTTCTGGCGGTGATCTGCCCACCGACGCGAAGGATTCCGCCCAATCCAGGATCGGCACCGATGACAACACTTCCATCGGTGCCGATCACCACGCGGTTCAGCCCATTCGTGAACAGGGCGAGCGGATGATTCGAGTTGGTACCGACAAGTCCCTGTGTCGCCGCCGGGCCGATATCGACGAGCACCCCGCCGGCGCCGAAGCGCGCGAGCCCACCCACGCGGAGTGGATACGTCGCTCCGGGATCGGTCCCAATGACCACACCCGATGAGGCAGCGAGGAGCATCGGCACGCCTCCCCCCGTGTAAAACCCGATCGAATCCGTCGCGGGATTGATGATGTAAGCGCGTGTCGTTCCCCCCTGCGCGAATGCGAGTTGAAGCGGACCGGCCGTGGAACGATTTAAGGTGAGTTGCCCAGTGCCGAGATTGAGGACCTGGCCAGCCCACGTGATACTCGGGGCACTCAGCGTGAGCGCATTGGTGCTGATGTCTACGCCGACCGCGAGCGACCCTAAGACCTGATTGTACAATTGGAAATCGTCGCTGCCATTTGCTGCGCCACGCCCTAACGCCCATTTCACGACGCCTGCGGTTGCGAACGCGACATATGCGGCCCGCCCTGCCGCCGCATCGATCGTGAGCGAATGACTTGCGGCATCGGCGGAATTCCCCACCCCCACATTCCCGGTGACATTCATTGCGCCTTCTACCGTCACGCCACCGAGGATGTTGTTCACCACTTGCGTAAAGGTGATCCGCTTCGTCGTCCCGAGCGGCGACTCAGAGGTATCGCTGACATCGACCATCACCAAGAGATCGCTGTTGGCGGCACTGGACCCCACAAACGCGGGAAGATTCGCAATCGAGACATCGGCCATGAGCGTTCTCCTATGTCGCGATAGCCTGGCCTTCCACCGCCCACCAGAACACCCACGCTTCGCCAGCAGTCACGGCGGTCACGTTGAGCGCGAGGGCCAGCCCCGTCGCCGGAACCTCGATGAGGCAGGTTGCGGTGATCGGCGCGCTGCTCCACACTGGCGGTGAGACCGCCGCCCCGGCGTTACTGAGCTGCAAGTAGGGAATGGGCTGGAACGGCATCGGCAACGCGGGCATTGGCGGCGTCACGGGTTGCGCCGCTTCCGGATTCCGAGGCCGCGCCTGCACGGTCATGCTGCCTGCGAATCCCGGTTGCGTCCACAGGGAGATCATGAACGTCCCGATCTTCCCGTCATGCGCATCGCCCAGCATGTACGTGTTCACGCCCTCATCAGGCGCTGGCGAGATGCGGAACACTCGGCCCGGTTGACGTGGAATGAGAGCCATGAGAATTACGGTGAGGATTCCACGACCAGCGTGATGGTGTCTTCCGTTGTCAGATCGATCGGCGGCTGGTCTTCGGTGGTGATGCTTTGGTCTGTCGGCGGCGGCGGACCCGCCCCGCCATGACGGCGCCAGGCGGGCCAGTTGAGCCATGGCACGCGCGGACGAATCGTCGTGTCAGCGCTCATGCCGCCGCTCCTTTCAACGGGGACCAGTAGATCCGGCCCGTCCCGGCCGAATAGGTGACATCGAGTGCGATCTCTAATCCCGTTGCGGGAATGAGAATGATCGATGTCGTCGTGATCGGCGCCGTATCAAACGTGCTGTCGGCCACCGCGCCATTCAGAAAGAGCTTGAGATACGGGATCGGCTGGAACGCCACGTTATCGTCGTTGGCCTGCGGGATGCGCGTGCGCGCCTTCACCACCATGCTCGCCCCGAGCCCGCCCGTGTTCACGAGATGCACGCTGAACGTCCCGACCAACCCATCCGATGCATCTCCGATGATGTAGGTGCCCGTGCCCTCACCAGGCTTGGTCGAGAGATCGAACACACGACCCACGGTGCGAAAGACGTTGGCCATGAGCGTTTCCTATAGCCCCGCCGAGGTAGCCGGCAGATACGCCGCGTACGTGTATGGCCCGACGGTCGGGGGCGTCGTCAGTGGTCCCAACACGCCGCCACTCGCGAACTGCGTGCGATAGACCAGCATCCAGCGGGGGAATTCGCGCGTCCACAACTCCGTCATGGACGTGCCGAGATCGGGATTGATATTCCCCGCCTGGCCGAAGTTCTTCACCGCCAAGAGCGTGATGAGGAACCGGGACGGCGGCGGCTGCAATTGTGGTTGGCGTGTGGCCGAGATATCGATCGGCGGCGTAATGCCGCGCCAATAGAGCGGCCCCGGGTAGCTCCGACCGTTGGGGATCTCGATCCGGTTCCCCATCTGCATGTAATCGAAGCCGACCGAGAGCGGCATGTTCGGCACCGCGTTGGGCGAGGTGTAGATCATCGCCTTGCCCATCGGGAAGATGGGTTCTCCGATCTCGTTCAATCCGAAATCGAACCAGCGCCCGCCGTCGTGACTCACCATCAACGTGGCGCTGATCGGGTAGAGCACTTCTGGCATGCGCGCCGCCACATCGGCGACGACCTGATTCTGCGCCTCGGACAACCAGAGATACTTGGTGTCGGGCGAGATCTGATCGCTCTCCGGACGGCCAGCCATCCGATTGAACTGGCCCAAGAGGTACGCGCTGTCCCAGATCATGCGGGCGCCGGCTCCTTGGACTTCTTACCCGCGAGCGTCGAGAGATCTGGCATCGTCGTCCGATTGATGATCTTCTCAATCGGGATCTCCGTCTCGCGACCGATGCGCACATCGCCCGAGACCAGCAAGCGATTGAGATACTCGTTCGGCTCGAGGACGAACCCTAAGAGCCATCGATCGCCCGCCAGCGCAGCCTCGGGGAGTCGAGGACTGCGCGGCGGTTGACCAACGATCGCTCGGAGCTTCCACCCGAGCGCATCGCCGAACTCGGGGATCGGGAGATTGGCCTGCAAGGCTTCCGCCGCCGCCCGTTGATAGAATTCTTCTTGCGCCTGGCGATAGTCCGCGATCATCCGCTCGTACATGATCCGGAACTTGTTCGTCTGGAGCGTCCCCATGCTCATCTGCATGTAGGTCGCTTCGGGAATCCACGGCGCCTGCCACCCGTAGGGATTCAGCTCACCCACGGGATGCGGCATATGCGCGCCGTCGGCCGGGCGCTCGGTGTACGCCCACCACGGCCGCCCATCGGGGAACTTGTCGCTCCGATGTTGGTCGTGGAACAGCCCGAGCCCGCGCTGCCTGTTTTGATTCCACCCTTCGGTCGGAGCTTGGTACTTCGTTGGCATATGAGTCCTCTTATGCGACGTCTGCCGTGGGCACGTCGCCCGTGGCGAGGAAGTGGTCTTCACACTCGATGGCCGCGACCATCTCGGCCTTCGTCGCGGGGCGCAGCACACGATCGGCCTCGCTCCGTCGGGTGTACCACGTTAGGAAGTCGGCGCCGTCCGCCAGCGTCCCGGTGAACCAGTCGATGAACGCGCGGCGGAACTGCCACGTCGCCTCGCTCACTTCTTTGCGATACTCCGAGAGGATCTTGTCCTCGTCCGCGATCATCTCCACGTCCATCCCCGACGCGAGGAGTTTGTCCCGCATGAGGATTTGCTGAATGACGCGGCTATCGAAGTCCGCGTAGGGCAGCAGGCCGACCGGTGGTGGATTCGTGGGCTCGCCCATCACCTGCAGCAGCTCAGCTTCCTGCTCGGTGTAGCCGGCAGGCACACCACCATTCGGACCCTGGATGACCCAGAACGGCCGAGGGAACACGCGCTGGGTGCGATACATCTCGTGCGCGTAGTCATCGATGAACGCCCGCCGCGCATGCGCACGGCCAGGCGGCAAGAGACGCGGCGGAACGTCATCGAGCATGCGACGAATGCCGGCGGGGATCGCCCATGCCGGTTGCATCTGGTAGAGCACCCAACGCGACCGATCGCGCCAGACACCCTTCACCTTGCCGAGCACGAACTCCCACTTGAACTCGAGATAGCTGTGCGCGGTCGTTTTGGGTGACACCCGGCGCAGCTCCTCCACCCACTCACGTGGCGCCTCGCGCGTCATCTCGGCGACGATGCGGATGGCCGTCATTGCGGCACTCTCACGAAGACGAGATCAGCGGAGAGCGGGATGTCTCGCTCGTACACGCCATCGCCGTTGGACGACTTCCCGTCGGCGGACGTGTTGCCAGAGATCTGTGTGAACGTGTGCTGGTCGGGTTGCACGGCGGCGACAAAGCCGACGTGGTGCGCGTCGTTCCCGTCTTTCACCCGCAGATAGATGTCGTTCGGGAGCGGCGTCTCGTGCACCCAGTTCGCTTCCCGCGCGACCTCGAGAATGACGTCGCAGCTGCCCGTGCGCTGGATCGGCGCCTGGCCTTGATAACAGATGTCTAACACCATGGTGGCGAAGAACGCGCACCACGAGTCGCCGGGCTTCCCACCGCCCCAGCGTTGGATGGCCTCGACGCGCTGGCCCGTGTTGCCCGTCAGCTCACGGACGTACTTGAACTGGCGGGCAACCGCGACAGGCTCGTACTGACGCGTAGCCATCAGAAATTCATCAACAGCGGTTCAGCCGCATCGGAGCGCGCAGCGGCGAAAATCTGCTGGCCGTCGATGCCGTCGATCGTGAATGCGTTGGACGTCCCCCCGGTGGGGAATGCCGTCCCTGGCGTCCACGGCAACTCCGTGTCGTTCACAACGACCAGCACCCCCGCGCACGCGTAGCCGGTGCCTGAGTTGAGCGCATTGGCAAACGCTTCGAGGGGGTTGGGCGCCCAGCGCTGTGGCTCGTTCAACTCCGTCGGCACGGCAGGCCAAATCGCCGTGTTGCCGTCTTTGTCGAGCAGCAGCATGTACCGCATCTGCCGGAAGGGTGGCACGTCGGTGAGCTGCTCGGCGGCCACAGCGGCGGCGAAATCCCAGGTGCCTGAGACGCCCGCGTACTTGAAGCCGTCCCACACCAGCACCGGAGCCGTGGCGCTGGGTGACGGCGCCAGCGTCGGCGCCGCCAGTCCCTCGACGTGATTGATCATCCACAGCGCGTTGGCAATCGCCAGAATGGCCGATTGCCGATTCGCGCCTGCGCGTGGGATATCATCCCGCGCGTTCAGGATCTTCATGGGCATTAGGGCTGCTCCGTGAGGTTCGCGAGGTAGCCCGTCCCTGCGCGGTTCGTCCAGACGCGCGCGTACACGAAGTTGTACGACGCTGCGTAGGCCCCACGGTCCTGCACCTTGTCGAGATCGAACATGCTCGGACCACCTTCATAGTCCGGCTTGTCGCTCAAGATCTTCTGCGAGATGCAGTCGCTGTTCCACCCGATGAACATTCCAGCCGGCGCGAGCACCGACGTCATGTACTTGATGCCGTCGCTCGAGATGTCGCCGTTCAGGTTGAACCGCGTGTTGTCGTTGTAGCGGAGCGCTGCGCGCTCGCCCGCGATGACGTCGCGCCGGACCCCCTGGGACATGATGGCGCGATTCATCTTCACGCCGCCGTTGTTCCAGAGATTGTTAATGAGCGCTTCTTGCAGCGCGTACGAGAGCCGGCCGCCCGCCGTGTAGGCGTAGCCCGGCTTCCAGTTCGGGGCCGTGGCTGTGGCCAGACCGTGCACCGACGGCGAGGTGAGCCCATCGAGGAATCCCACCGGCCAGCGGTTCTGGTCCGTAGCGGTGAGCGTGTTGTCCGTGACAGCGGCGGCCGGGACGATCAAGTCGCCAGCGGTCGGCGTGATGGACGAATTGAACGTGGTGTCGATGAAGCCGACGCCCGAGGCAATGGACGGCGAAGCCGTGACCATGCCGAACTCGACGAGCACGCCACCGCGAATCAGGGCAATGGGGTCGCCATTGCGGAACAGATTCGAGAGGTACGTGTTCTGGGCGACGGTGCCGCCCGCGATCAGCGTCGAGCCGTACGCGTTCTGGATGGCGAGGCCGTTCTGCGTCGTGCCCGCCGCGCCGGCCGTGGTTTTCACGACGGCGACGGTGCCGGTCGAGAAGCCGTAGGTCTGCTTGCCGATCTTGCGCGCGAAGTTCTCGACGCACTTGATCGCCGAGTACAGTGTCTGGCGCTGGATCATGCCCGCGCGCCCACGCGCATCGAAGGCCTGCTCGAGCGTCGTGAACGAGTAGCGGAAGTTCGCCTGCACGAACGTGAACACCCCGTTCTGCGGCGGTGCGGTGGTGAGCTGTGCTTCCCAGCCACCGTCTGGGATCATCGCGGTGAGATCCGGCTGGTACATCACGTCCAGCACGATTCTCATCTCATTGCCGGACGGCGTGATCAGCTCATCCGGGTAATCATCGAACCAATCGTATTCTTCGGTCTTTCTTTTCAGCGCAACCTTCACCGCCGTGTTCGTCTTGCGGTACAAACTGGCAAGCGACTGAACGGTGGTAATTGATGGGGGATTTGCGACTGCCACGGAACGACTCTGCGCGACTCCGCGCGCGGCGTGGGACTAGGCGATTGGTGGACGTGAGCGATTACTCATCGTTGTCGTCGTCCAAAATCAGGTCGTAGATCCGACCAGATTTCATCGCGCGAGTAATCTCCGCGCTCGACATTTGATCGAGCGGCGTCTGATTCTGGCGTGCGGCAGTGAACCGTCCGTTGGCCGGGTCGCGGCTCGGCAGCGGTTTGCCGTTTGGGACGACGGTCGTCGGTGCGGCAGCGGCGGCGCGCGCAGCGTTCTCTAACGCATCGGACCGATGGCGTTCGAGCTGTTGCGAGACGCTTTGCCGGAGCGCATGACGATCTTCCAACAAGCTGCCCAGCAGGTTCAGATCGATGATCGGAGAACCAACTGGGACACTCGCCTCACGCGCCTCGTCCGGGGTCGCCGGTCGTACGATGGCCGCGTGCATTCTGGCGGCGTGCGAGCGCACGGAGGCAATGTCCTCCACCGTGAGCCCTGGGAGATTCTGCGCGAGGTAGCCCACCGCATTGTGGATCGCGGTCTGCGTCTGCGATGCGACGGTGCTCTGTTGCTGATCTCGCGCTGCCGTCTCGATGGCCGTGCGTTGCGCCAGCTGTTGCGCTTCGCGGGCCGTGAGATGGACTTCTTTGATCAATTGTTGCCGAGCGATCGGATCGGTCGCCAGCGAAATCAACGTATTCTCGTCACTCAGCGCTTTCAAGAGCAATGTGGCCGACGCGTCCAGCATCGCCTTTTCCGCATTCAGCTTGTCGTAGCCTGCGCGTCCGCCGAGCTTCGTGAACTCCTGCGTCTGGTTGTACAGCGTTTGATTCTGCGCCACCAAGCGATCGGCCTGTTGTAACCGGTCTTGTAATCTTGGCAAGGCGTCATTGGAGATGATGGCGCCGTGGCCGGGGATGATGAAGCCACCCTCGAACGCGCGTGCTTGACCATCCACCGTGTAGTTGAGCGGCTGACGCTCGGGCAACGCCTGATCGGTCGCGGGCTGTTGTCCCGGCTGTTGCTCTTGGTCTGGTTGCTGCTCTTTCGGTTGCTCTTCCTTCTCGGGCTGTGGCGCCTCCTTCTCGGGCGCGGGCGCATCCGGCTCCGGCTCCGACTTGGCCGGCGCCGCCGCGTTCCCGTCTTCATTCGCGACGATCGCTTCCGACAGCTCGCCAAACGCTTCGGCGAGGGTGGGATCTTCGGTAGTGTCAGGCGCTGTCATCAGTCGTTATCCCTCGTCCGATTCTTCGGCCGCGTCACAGTGCCGCTTTCCGGCGCATCATTGAACTCATCGCGCCGTGTGGTCTTGCCGGGCGGCGTCGTCCGGTCGCGCGGAATGGCGCGATCGTTCCCGCCATGCGTGGCGATGTGCTTGCTCGGGAGCTGGGTCGGACGATTCGTGTCCTCTTCCGCCCCCGACGTTTTCATCGGGTTGTGCATGTACGCGCGCAGCCGCTTGATTCTGATATCGTTAATGAGCGTTCCTGTCGCGCGACTCTTATCGAAGCCGGTGAGATTCTTCGGCCGGCCGCTGTTCGGCCGATTGCGCGCCTTCTGCCCGTGCGTCTGACTCATGCTGGGCGATGCGGAGTCAGGCTGTCCGCGCCCCGAGCGCTGCAGGCGGCCATCCTTCGGCAAACTCGGTGAACCCGTGTCGCGGCTCCCGAACTTCCCGTCTTCTTTCTGGACGCCTCGGCCCACCCCGCCACCAAAGCGCCCGCTCGGATTATTCGGATTATGAGAAGCCATATTAGTCTCGCGTTAAGGCCCGGTGGAGTCGGTCGCTCTGCACCTCGCGCACGGCATTCGTGAATCGCCGCGCGGAGCGTGGTCGTGTTTTCCGTTTGGGGTCGCGCGCACGGCCCGCCTTGCTCATGGCGATCGCGATGGCCTGCTGCTGCGGTTTCCCCGCATGCATTTCCGTGCGGATGTTCTCGGAAACCGTCTTATTAGAACTTCCTTCTCGAAGCGGCATATCACAGTCCTGTTAAGGCCATGACGCGTGGCCGCAGTGGAACCGGCGCGCGGAATCCCTGCACGCCTTGCGGCATCTGACCGATCCCACCGTTCAGCAGTCCAGCCGCACGACCGATGGTGTTGCCGATCCCTGCCGTGCCGGTCATGCGCCCCTCCGTCGGCGTCTCGAAGGCGCCGCCTTGGAGCAGCCGTGCCAGATGGCCGAGCGCGCCACCTGTCCCCGGTTGCAACGACGCGGGATTGATGTCCGGCGTTTGGCGGATGCTCGCGCCGGGTGCCGTGCTCGGGGGACTCGACACACTACTCCCGAGCCCACTGCTCAGCAGCCGCGCGATGGCGCCGGACGCGGGTAACGCCGTCATGCCTCCGGTTCCCTGCGGGAACGCCTGTGCGGCCAGGCCCTGCATCGCTCGTGAGAGAAATGCCATAAGAGTCTCCTAACCGGCCGTGACCGGGCGACCCGGGGATTGCTGTTGCATGTTCGTGGGCGTGGTCGGCACGCCCGCGCCGGCACTCTGTGCTTGTGGGGTGGCGTTCGGCTGGAAGGCGGTCATCCCAGCCGCCGCGCCCGAAGGCGTGTTCGCGTTCTGCGCTTGCTGCGCGGCTTGCGCGCTCGGGAAGCCGATCGCGGCGGCCTGGCGCATCTTCGTGTACTCGTCGAGCACCGGCTGTTGCCACTGCGGTGGCTGCCGGGAGAATTCCGTCGTGGAGAGCAGGTTCGAGATCCGCCGTTTCCGGATTTGCGAGATCTCGGGTTCGGTGTCGTTCGGGAGCACGAACGCGAACGGCGTCCATGGCATCTGGGGCGGCGGCATCTGCGGTGGCATGGGTGGCGCGGGCGGCAGCGGATTCGCGTTCGCGTTGATGACCGCCATCTGGTAGGCGTTCATCGCGGTCGCGTTCTGCGACTCCGGCCCGAGATTGTTCGGCGGCGGACCGCCCGCGACGATCGCGTGGTACTGCGCGGCGAGCTGGTACTGCTGCGCCGCCTGTTGGTACTGCTGCTGCAGCTGGTCGTAGAGCTGCTTCTGCTGTGCGTACTGATCCCACTCCTGCGCCCACTCCGGATAGGGCATGCCCTTGAGCCAGAGCGAGACCTGCCGCTCGATGCGTTGCTCGTGCGGGGAATCCGCAATGCCCAACGCGTCGGCGAAGGTGGGCCGTGCGATCTCGGCGGCTTCGTCGGGCGAGATCCAGCGCATCTGCTGCGCGAACGCCGTTGCTTGCTGCTTCTCGGCGGGCGGCATCATCGTGCCGGTGCCGGCCTGGATCGACACGCGATCGATGACCGCGAAGTCATTGCCCCGGAACCACTCTTCCTTATAACTGCCGTCTTCGCCGACGTAGTGGATGAGCTGCGGTGCTTTGAAGTGCTTGACCACGAGCTGCAGCTTGATGCGCCAGAAGCGGGACCACGCATTCATCGTGGCCTGCGCCGAACGCGAGAGCGCGACCATCGCTTGCCGCACGGCGATATTGCGCGAAATGCCCGAGACTTCTTGCTGATCATTCGCGCCCATCGCGGGCTTGGTGAGCCCGGACGCCGACTCCATCTGTGAGTAGTTCCACGCGACGGTCTGGATCAAGCCGGGCGGCAAGGGGCGAGGGTCTTCGTAGTGCGGATAGTCCTCTCGAGAGAGCACGGGCACGGGCGTTCCGGTGCCGCGTGACTGCTCGATCTGCCAGCCTTGGACCGGCGACGTCGAGGGAATGAACTTCGCCGGATGGAGAATCGTATCGAGCGCCTCGAGGTAGCTCACCAAGAGGGTGTTGCTCGCTTCGTGGGCGCCGCCGAAGAGCGCGATCGTCGCGAAGCCGGTGGGATCGCGGTCATCCGGATCCATGCGCGGCGTGAGCTGCACGATCGGCATCTCCATGCACCGCTCTTCTTTGCCACCGGTCGGAAGCCGGACGAGCGCGCTCAGCGTGTCTTTATAGATCGTGAAACCGCCGAACGCCCCCGACACGACGATTTCTGCGCCCTTGGGATAGCCCCGATATTGGCCGATCGTGGCCGGGGTCGCGCGACGGTACACATGGTAGTAGAACATCAACCGCTCATCGTCCGAGCCGCCCGGCACATCGCCCTTCCCGCCTGTGGCGAGCTTCCATCGGGCGCGGAGCGCGGGCGGCAAGATCGCGAGGTAGCGGTTCGGCACCCAGTCGCAGAGCGCCCCGAGCTGCCGCTCGTCGAGCGTGGCGATGGCATCCGGCCAGCGGCGCTTCGCTTCGCCAAGGGTCGAGTAGTAAAGTATGATGACCATTTCCGCATCGTGCACCGGGACCGTCTCCGGGAACGTGCGGACGTGCTCGCGGTTCAGGACATCGCACCGGAGGCGCGGCAGCCATTGCTGGCCGGCCTGGCTCGCGTCCCGAACGAACTGCACCATCTGTCCTTGCTCGTCGGTCGCGACATAGCGGAGGATGGGATCGGCCGCCGGCAGCGGGGCGCCGGTCAGCTGACTGACGGCTACGTCCGGCTGGTTCGGATCTTGGGCAAGGGGGTGAGCCTTGATCTGCAGTGGGACGTAGCCGCCACCGGTCGTATCACACCAGACGTGAATAAAACTGGACGCGCGGACCATCGACCCATCGAGCGCATTCCAGAACACGTGATTGTCGTTCGTCCCGACATCGCCCGCATCCAATTCCAAGAATTGACGCGCCATCTCAGCGGCGCGCTGGGCAGTTTCACCGAGATCGATCGCATGCGGGTCGGGCGCTGGCGGATCGACCATGAGTGTTTCCACAATCTTGGAACACAGGTCGGCCGCCTTGTTGGGAACGGCGTTTGAGTTGTCGGCGCCGGGCGCGAACTCGGCGCGCCAGACGTCCTGGTCCTGCACCTTCGAGAGTCGTGACCACGCGAACCCTTGGCGGATCCGCGTCCAATGCACGTCGAGCGCGAGGCGGTTGCGCACGAGGCGTTCTTGCCGCAGGACCAAGTTGTGGACGGAGCGGAAGAGCGTTTCATCGTCCGCTTCCAACATCGGTCCCAACCCGGCGTTCGCGTCCGGTGCCGAGCCAGCGGGCAACGCCGGGGTTCCGGGCTGCGGGGCAACCTTTGCCGCTGCTTTCGCGCCAAAGGTTCCATCGAAGCCCGAGTCCACGCCGCCGCGTGGCGCTTCTGCGAGCGGGATCGAGGCCATCGCTGCATCGAGACCGAAGAGCGGTGTGCCAAGCCCGTTAGACGTGGGTGCTATGGACTCATGCCAAAAGCCTGGGAATTACAAGAAGTTGAATTGCCGGTTTCTATGGAGGCGTCATCAGGATCAAGTGGTTCAGCAGCGCTTGCGCTTCCCGTATCTTCCGGTCGATGGGGCCAGACCCCAACGTGCTCGCCGCGAATTCCTGCGGACGGATTTGTGTGTCCAGATTGGCACGAAACGTCTCCAACTGGGTCTGTAGGCTTCTCAGGTTGTCCGTAAAGGCGCTCATCGCACGCGCTCCTGGTTAGTAGCGTCGTTTGTCCGCGAGCAGCTTGCTCAGCTTGTCGTCGATATCCTTCGTGCGCTTGCCGATCTCGGTATTCATCACGACCGCATCGAGTCGTTCGGCGAGCATCTTTTCCAAGAGCGCGAACAGCTTCGCGCGATAGCGCCAGGCGATGCCGACAAGAATGGCCGGCACGCTGGCCGTGCCCAGCAGACTCGCGATCCAGTCGGTGAACGCGTGCACAATGCCCCCAGGTTATGTCTGTAACCTCTTTACCACAAGGGCTCTGGAACATCATCCGGCTCCCCGTCCCACTCGGTGGCGCGGGGCCAATGCAGAATCGACTGAATGATCTCTCGCTCTCGCATGCCGTCCAGCGCCTGCTGTTTTGCCCATCGGGTGAGATGCCGCGCGAGGCCGCGATCGTTGCCGGACGCCAGCTCGATCGCCTCGGTCACGTCGTTCCGTTCCGGGGTGGCGAGGGGTAATGGGTTACGAGCTTGACCCTCCGGGGCTGGACGCGGCGCGGCGATCCGATCGAGCGTGACGAAGGCCGTGGTGGTCAGCGCGTTCGCCCGCTCGGCCATATGGATCGCCTCGGCGGTCTGTTGGATCGCTCGGTCGGCGATGCGATTCAGCTCGTCGTAGGTCGATCGGGACACCCACGGCCATTTCATTTCCGTTTCTTCGGTTTGGGTTTGGCTTTGATTTCTCGGCGCCGCGCTTCGGCGAGCTTGACCCGCTCTTTGCGGATCTCCTCCTCTTCGCTCTCGCCGTTCTCGTCTTCTTTCTCGTCTTCATCGTCCTCATCGTCCGATTCGTCCGGCTCCGGCGGCGGCGTACGGTCCGGCAGGGGCGGTCCGAGCGTCTCCGTCACGGAGGCGGCGGCCGTTGGCGCCTCCGGCGTGTAGGTCGGATCGTTGTCGGGCGTGACGGTGAGCGAGCCACAGCCGTGGCATTTCTTCTCGGCGTTCAGGAGCCACTGCTGGGCGCTGTGCCGTTGGCCGCACTTGCGGCAGATCCATTCAGCCATGTGAGCCTCTCATCGTGGGCACTGGCACTGGTGAAGGTGAAAACAATGCTCATGCAAGTTTACGTATTCCTCTTCGGGCGGGAGCACCATGACCATGACCACGTCGTTGGGCACGAGCGCGTAACGCGCGCTGGCGATTTCGTTCCAGGTCGGGTGCCGGAAGGGATGCGCGACGGAGATGTGCCAGCCGAATTCCTCCGTGCGGCTCACCATCACCGTGCAGTGCGATTGCTCAGAGCCGTAGAAGCGCGTGTTGGGCGGCATCGGCGGCAGGCGGTCGCCGCCAGCATTCACGCGGGTCCAGTCGGGGCGGAGGGCGAGCTTGGAGAGCTGCGTCCACTGGATCCGGCGCCCGGCGGAGCGGGGCCGATTGGTGACGTCGTTCATCGGCGCGTTCTCGAGGGGAGACGGTGGACGACCGGTGCCGCATTCTTCGGCCGGCCGGTGTCGGCGAAGTAGGACTCGAGTTCCGCGCGCGGCGAGACGCGATCGAACTTCCGGCGCTGGAAATCGAAGTGCGGCGCGTGGTCCACTTCCTTGGTCTGCGCTGCGGGTTGGAGCGCGGGCACGATCGGTCGGGACGCCAGGCCGTAGCGCACCATATCGTAGGCGTCGTCACCGCCTTCGCCGCGCTCGTTGGCATCCGTCTTCAGGATGTCTTCGGGATCGTCCGGGTCCGAGATGCGCGTCTCGAGGCACTCGTACACCCGGCGGTTGGCCGGTGTATTACAGATCGTGAATCGCGGGGGGATCTCGCGCTCCTTGGCCTCGAGCGCGAACCGTTCCTTCCATCGGATGTAGCGGCGGAAGTTTTGCACGCCGGAGATGCGCGCGATGTTCGCCCGACGGAGCGGGATCCCGAGCTTCGCGAACTCCTCGGCGATCGTCGGGACGTTCTCATAGCGCGTCTTGTGGTCGGTGATCCAGCAGTCGTGTCCGGCCGCCGTGTAGCGGAGCCGTCCGCGCGCAATGCCGAGCGCCTCGAGCCGATCGAGCACGCGCATCGCGATCTCGGGCGGCTGGAGGTGGCGGCCGCCGACGGTATCGAGCAGCATCACGAAGCCAGAGCCATCGACGCCGAAGATCCCGAAGGCGAACGGGTGCTCATAGCCCCAGTCAAACGCGCCGAAGATCGTCCAATGTGAGGGCACTCGTTCAAGAACTGGAATGAGATGTTTGTCGCGCTGCAGCTCCTCGAGGCCGAGGCCCGCGCCGGCGTCCCAGTCGCCCAAGGCGAGCCAGCGGTATTCGAGTTCTGGCAAGAGGGCGAGTCGGGTCTCGTAGTCCGGGTCCGCGCTCATCAGCGTCGGGTTGTCACGGAGGGTGGCTTTGACGAAGGCGCGGGTGGTTTTGACCTTGCGGTTGTTGTCGGCTTCCACCTCGACGGCGCGGCCATCGTTGGGGCAGCGGGCGATGAACCGGCGTTTGATCCACGCGTGGCCCGGACCGCCCGGGTTGGCGGACGCTCGCATCATCCGCACGAGCCCCGGGGCGGCGGCACGGTTCCTGGACATCAGGTACAACCAGACGCGCTCTTCGGCGAGCTGACCCAGCTCGTCATATCCGATCCACGTGTATTGTTGGCCCTGGTACTGCAACGCTTCGGCGTAGGTGCCGCAGTAGCCGAATTGGTAGCTCGCGCCGGTTGGGAAGACCCAGCGATGATCGCGTTCGTTCCACACGCCGCCGGCCAGCGGGAAGGTCGCGAGTGAGCGATCGATCAGCTCGCGCAGCTCGGGGAAGGTGCGGCGCAGGATGAGCGCTTTGTACTGCGGGTGTTCGATCTGGCGCAGCCCGCCGTAGAGCAAGGCGTCGGACTTCCCACCGCCCGCCTGGCCGCCATATAAGACTTCGTATGCGGCCGACTGCAGGAAGACGGTCTGCGGGCCCGGGTGTGGATGCCAGACCTGTTCGTCTGTCATGTCTGGAACACATCCAGCTTGGCGACGAAGGCATCGATGAATGCGAACGCTTCGGCATCGATCGGCGTGTCGGCGGGCAGCTCGAGGTCGGGATCGATCGCGACGGGACGGCGATGGGTGCGGTCTTCGAGCACGAGCTGGATCGGGCGCTCGACGTGGCGGATCGGGCGCAGATAGATCGGATACTGGCGCGCCCACGACGGTCCGGGGAGCTGACCTTGGAGATCGCGCAACGCCTCGTCGTACGCCTCCATCTCGAAGCGGAGCGGATCGGCGGCGGTGGCGCGCGTTTCCAATTCCGCCGCGCCGGTCCGGAACGTGTTTGGGGTGAAGAGATCGCTCATGCTGTCGCCCCAGATCGTGCCGTCGGGCCGTGTGTTCGGCGTGCCTTTCGGTTGGTCTTTCGGCGGAGGGCGGAGGGGTGGCATACGCTATCGGCGGTGGCGGCGGGTGGCGTGGTAGGCGTCTACCAGCAGCTTATAGAGCGGGGCGATGATGCCCTTCTGGTAGATGGAGACTTTCCAGCTCTCGCTCCATTCATCGAAGTAGACGACGACGCCGTCCAAGGTGACCCGGAAGCGGTCTTTGCCAATCCGAACTTCGGGCGGTGGCGGTGCTTCCGCCTCTTTCGAGAACGGTAAACGCGGATAGAGCACGGGGCTTCCGGACGGCATGATCGCGGACACCGGAGAGTCCATACTGTGGCCATCATCCCGTTTGAATTTTGTCATTCACCAACACTCGATATTCGTAGAGGCCATCCTCGGGCGGCCCGACGTGGCGCTTGCTCATGGTATACCGGCCGAATCGCGGTTTGCGGAGATCGCGGAGCCGGGCGCTGATCGACGCCGTGGGGTCGCCGGTCAGCTGGGCGATCTGGTCGAGGGTGCGCCACTGGCCGTCCAGCATCACGGCGAAGATGCGCTTCATTTGCTTCGAGAGCCGGCCGGAATCCCGCTCGTGCTCGTACGTCTTGCCATCGAAATACATGTCGTTCTGCGCGAACAGGTCGCGCTGGTACGGATCGGGCCCTGGGGGCGGTGGCGGTGGTTTTCTCATCGGACGAGTCGGTATTCCCACAGACCGTGTTGGACGTGGCGGTATTCGATGATGTGGTTGCCGAAGCGGTCTTTGCGGAGATGGCGGATCTGGGCGCTGATCGAGGGCTCGGGATCGCCTGTGCGCTCGGCGATGTTGCCCAGCGTGTGCCAGTCGCCATCGAGCAGGACGGTGTAGACGCGCGCGATCTGGGTGCCTCGCCGCATTAGCGAACCCTCATGTTCGCGGCCGCCGGCCAGAGCTGCGCGATGAGGAAGAGGATGGCGAGGAGCACGACGATGACGAGCGTCGGCGTTTGCCATGGCTGGGGCATGTACATCTTCACGATCCAGAGCACGAGCAGGATGATGCAGATGGCGACAATGAGTCCGAGCAGCGTCATCGTGCCCTCCTCGGTAAAGGCCTCAGTAGGGGTCGGAGTCGTCTTGGGCATCCTTCCAGTCGCCGAGTGTTTGGTCGGCCTGCTCGACGCGCTCCCGCCATTCGGCGCGTTCCTTCGCGCGGATCTCGCTGCACCACTTGAGGAAGGCCGGGTCTACCATCTTGGCTTGGATCTCGCCGCGTACGACGACGAAGGCACTCATCTGATAGTGTTCGAGCCGCGCGAGGACCTGGCGGATCATGTCGTCGGTCTCGTGATCGCCGGCCGGTTCGGTCATCTGCAGGAGGGCCACGCGCATCTTCTGCATGGCGTTGGTGAACCGCCGGAGATCATGGAAGGCGTCGATCTGCGCCTCGTGCGGCATGTCATGCATGAACGTCGAGAAGCGCATGAGGCAGTCGCGGAGCTGGTCCTGATAGTCCCGGTCCTCGGCGTCTTCAGCCATGGCGTTGAGAAAGTCCTTATGGTTCGCGTTCATATCCATCGGCTTCGATCTCCTCCATCGTGAGGCGTTTCTCGTCCCGATCCTGGGCCACGGTGATCAGGCGTTCCACGCGTTTGACGACGCCCTTCATGGCACGATCGATCGTCTCATCGTGCAGGTGGTTATGGAGATTCCACTGCGTGGTTCTGGCATCAGCGCGGAGCAGTTTGAGCACATCCAACGGGATCTCGGTCATCCGTCCGGCAGTGTGCCGATCTCTCCCGGCTCGAGCGCGGCGATCGGCTGCTCGGCGTAGTTCAGCGCCGGCAGGATGACGACGCCTCGCAAGAGCGTGTGATCATGGCGCACCTTCTCGCCGTAATGGGCCGGCGCGACCTTCGAGATCAGCCACTTCGTCGTCTCGACCCGCAGCTCGTTCCGCTTCACCTCGACCATCGTCGTCACCGGCTCCTCGGCGATCTCGAGCATCCGATCGGCCAGCGCATGCGCCTGCTGTAGCCGCGCTTCCTTATATCGCTCGGCGAAGGCGGGATCCGCCTGCCAGTGCACCACGATCTGCTTCGTGATGCCCAGCTCCTGGGCCGCACGCGTGACCGTCAGCCCCTCGGCGATCAGCTCGAGCACCGCCTCCTGTAGCGGCTCACGTTCGCCCGCCCGGATCTGCCGCCGGAGCTGCAATCGCTTGGCTCTCATCGCGCCCCTCGCGACCGAGCCACGGCCTTCCGCTTGGCGTGGTAGTACTCGGGATGATCACGCCGATGATCGGCTGACCACTCCCACCGGAGATGCCTCGGCAGATCACACCACACCTTCCCCTTCTCCGGCAGCTCGAAGCCACCCTCAACAGGATCGAACCAGTGATCCTTCTTGATCTTGTTGGCGAGGAACCGGACGATCGTCCGCGTCGGGTTGATCCACACCTCCGTCACCGGCATCGGCTGCCACGACACCGCCGTCGCCCGATGAATCACGTGATCACCCTTCTGCAGCTGCAACGCCTGCTCGAGCGTCATGGCCCACCCGCCTGCCTCGCCCGGATCCGCTCCAGCACCGCCTGCTGCTCCACCACCTTCATCTCCTGGATCGCCCGACGCCGCGCCGCATTCCGCTCCTTCCGCGTCAGCTTGGGAACCGGCGGACCAGCCAAATGCTCCTCACACAACGGCCCCACCCCCTGCTCCTGCAACCGCGCACACCGCCAACACCACTTCTCCCCACGCGCACGCGCAGCCGCCGCTAGCTCCATGTCCCGCCGGATCGCATCCGCATTCGGCTTCCACATGGCCGGCACGGTACACCCACTAATACAGTTAGCAACTTGTCAGTGAACAGTACATAGGTTCAGACCGTAACCCTGGCGCCATACTGCTACGAAAAAGCAGCCTGAGCTTCATACTTTCCCGAGAATGTGAGAACACTAACGCGCCAGTAGGTTAATCCCCAAACCCACACGAGAACAATTCCTCAGCGGGGAAGAGCCCGGCCAGGACCCGGCACCGCGAGATCAAACCACCCGGAACCCCCGATCTAGGGCCTCGCGGCCCCCTGTGCGCCTCTGCGCCGCGCTCGCCGTCGCTGCGTACGCACGGATACGAACGCCGGACCACTGTCGAGTCTGTATCCGGCCGTACGATCCAAGCCAAATCAAGGTTCGGTCCGATCCGTTATCGGAAGGTTGACTGGTCCTAAGTCGTTTCGCCCCATATCCTTAGGCGCTCGAGCTGCTTGCGCGCGGGGGACAATCTGGGGGACGCAATCTTCAACGGAACGCGCGGCCGTGATGGGATCACGTCTCCCGATCGCGTTTCCTGGCTTCGTTTTACGTGACTTTCGGGCCCTCAAAAATCTTTTGGGTTTTTTTCTTAACCTATTGCGCGCGCTCTTGCATCTTCTTATTTTCCGGTAGGTTAGAAACGTAACCTAGTTGGTTCGGCTGGTATCGGTTGAGCCAAGTACATACGAAAGGTTAGCCAGTCCGTGGACAGCGTGCCCAAGGGCCGCTCGCGGTAGACGGCAACCGAGTAGGGCCTAGCCAGTCCCAGCGTAGCGGATGAGCTACGGACGAAGGACGAAACGGGCGTTAGTGCCCGTCTGCACGTGATGCGTGCACCGATGAGTCCAAATCCTTTCCAGGGTTGAGAAGATGCGTAGCGAGTTGAGCAAGGCGGACAGTGTAGTGCTGTTCAGTGGCGTTTCGGAGATTGACGGCCGGACACCGATTGTTGTGATAGCGACCGGGTTGCGTCGAGAGTCAGACAATCGCAAGACGGGTCCCATGGTCCAGGTTTGGATCCTTCGTGCGGACATGCTGCCAACGGAAGCGGTAGGCGCTCGCGCGGACGCTGGGATCTGTGGCGGGTGTCCGCACCGCAAGCAGGTTGACGGTGGGCGGACGTGCTACGTGAACGTAGGGCAGGCGCCGCAGGGGATCTTTCGCGCGTGGCAGCGTGGCGCGTATGTGGTCGCGGCTCTTGGCGAACTAGGCGAGTTGTTCGCTGGTCGTCTCGTGCGGTTGGGCGCGTACGGGGATCCTGCTGCGGTTCCTGGCGAGATCTGGGACGCGGTGCTAGAGCGGGCGGCCGGTCACACTGGCTATACGCATCAGTGGAAAGCGGCTCGCTTGCGTGGTGTGACGCGACATGTGCAGGCGTCGTGCGATAGCGAGGCGGACGCAGAGAAGGCGGTTGCGCTCGGACTGGGATATTTCCGAGTGAAGGCGCCGGGGGACAGGATGTTGGACGGCGAAACGTACTGTCCGGCCGATGCGAACCCGGGTTCAGTGACGTGTGCGACGTGTCTCGCGTGTTCGGGCAAGGGCGCGCGGATCGTGATTGATGTGCACGGTTCGGGGGCGAAGCATTTCAACAGGCGGGCACTAGCGGTGCTCGCGTAAGGACGAAACCGGCTTCGGCCGGTCTACCCGTAATGCGGGTACTGATGAGTCCGAAAGTCACCTTTCCAGGAGCGAACAATGGCCAGGAGCCAATGCCCGAAAGGGCACATCCTCAGACATGTGCAAGCGATTCGGATCGAGATCACCGAACCGATCACACCGCGGCGGACGTTGCCGAACGTTCAGCGTCGGATCCTAGAGCGGCTTGAACGGATCGAAGCGTTACTGGCCGAACGCGCGGAAGACGACGACGTTCGTGGGGGGTCGCTCTGATGCGCGTCCTAGATTTCCGGCCGCGATTCACGGCGACGGTTTGGGCGGCGACGTATGGGCCGCGCGATGAGATCGCAGGGTATTGGCTCGCCGAGACCTACCACGCAGAAACGCGCGCATGGTTGGATGTGCTGTTGCGGCGATCGATCGGCGAGGACGGCGAAGACTATTCCTGGTACGAGGTGGACGTTCGTATCGTGGACAATCGGCCGGAGCGCGACCCAATGCGTTGGGGACCTCGCTTGCCGTTCTACTGGTCAACCGACGCGAACAATGAGCGCGGGGACGATCTACCATTCTAGCAGAGGGGACGGGGAAACCCGTCTAATGCACAGGTCTGGTCCCAAGTCCAGACATCACCTTTCCAGAGGCAAAGCATGAATCACCACTATTACGCATCAACGGCGACCAACTGGGTTGTTGGGCCGACGCGCGTTGAAGCGATCAAGAAGGCCCTCGCGAACACGAAAGCCGATGGCTACAAGCTGGGCGATGGCGAGCAAGGCGGTACCTACGTGTGGACGTGTCGCGTGGATCTGCCGATGTCGGCGACGTACACCATTGAGAACTACCGGCCGATGTGGATAACGAAGCCCGGAGCCGATGGCGAACTAGAGTCAACGGGCGAGCTAGTGCCGATGAGCGAGTTCCAGTCCGGCGATTACAAGACCGCGCGCGGCAAGGTGCTGCGGCTGTCGCTCGTGAACGACTGACAGTGTCAGACCCCAGCGCTACCGTTGCGCTGGGGTGTACCACCGAATAGGTTTGAGTTGTAACCCATCACCTTTCCAGAGGTTAGCGAAAATGCGGAACGACATGACCCGCCACGTGCGGCTATGG